ATTCAGAGCATCGAAGTATTCCTGCACATCTTCTTCTGTGTAACGCTTCTCATCGTAGAAACGCTGAAACAGACACTCGTTGATGTCGCCATCAATCTTAACTTTCTGACGCACGCCTTCAAAGCCAACGTGCTCAAGGAAGCGGCAGAACTGCCACAGGATCGGATGCCAAGGTTGGTCACTGCCAAAGTCGTGTCGTGCTTCAATAACTGTCTCTGACGGAAACGGACTGTCAAACCTGTCATCAAATTCTTGGCCTTCATAAATAAATCTATACGTTGTCATTACTAACTCTCCTTAATAATTCAAAAAAGTATTCGCAGTCTACCACAACCAGGGGCTTATCTCTGTTTTGCTTGATGACGAGCACTGGCTCGTATCCTCTACAGTTGTCCTTCGCTTGTTGATAATGTCCATATACTGAGATGCTTGCTCTGGACTTGCATTCCACACTGATTGGTAACTTCCGTCTGGCTGCTGGACTAAGAAGCAAGTCTTCCCCTGACACGCCCATGCTAACTGAACGAACATCATCAGGCTCCAGTGCGAACTTTGCGATTATAAGGTCTCTTACTACCTGCTGGAGAACTCTTCCCTTTGCTTTCGCTGATGATGGCTTCAATATCAATTTCCTTTCTGGTTTTGATCCACGACTTCGGTATGTGCATTCTGGCGTTGCTGGAGTCCATGCTGACCGTGTTGGCGATACAGAGCGCATCTTCGGCTTCCGAGACAATCCAGCCAATGCTGAAGCACCGATGAATCTCTGTCTTGACACCTTCTTGCCAGCCTGCATCTGCTACAGCATCAACCCATTCGACATAAACTATCGGGGCTTTTTCCAGACCTGATTTGGTTTTCTTCGTATCCATAGTAATTGTGCCTGCTCCGTTAGATATGTTTCATCGTTGTCATACGCTTTCAAAACTGCTTCATAAAGTTGATCTTCAGTCTTGCAGCCTTTTAGAATCTTTTCTGCCTTCTTAGGCCCAATGCCTTTCAGTCCAGGCACATTATCAACACGATCACCAGTCAGCACCTGCATATAAAAGGTGTACAGTGTGTCGTCTTCGTCAACCCAAAACTTCTCATTCTTTCTCATGTTGTAGTGCCAGCCACGGATCATATTCAGATCTTTGTCAGTGGTGCAGATAACATAATCTTCTGGCTCTAAAGCATAAGCAGCAATGCCGATAGCATCATCGGCTTCCTGCTCTTGCTCAATATTAAACTTCCAAGCACTATTTAGGTACTCCCTAAGCAACTCCAAATGCTTAGGCTTTTCCTGCGTCCTGTTGCCTTTATACGGCTGTGTCTTTGCTAGTGTAATACGAAAGTTCTGATAACCTGTAAGCCAACCATCAGCATCGTCACAACCAGCATGAACATAGACAAGTTCTTCAATGTATTCAGAGCACTTGCTGAGGGCTGTCTTCTCGTTATATTCCTCGCATCCAGCAGCGAGGGTATAGGCGACAATATCGCCATCAACAAGTGCGATCACTGCTTAGACTCGTGCGATTGAGTAACCGAGTTGTCCGTGGATACGGCTCAGTCCCTTGCTTCGCAGATACTTACGGAGTGCATTGCGAGCCTGCTCATACTTCGTAAGTCCCGAAAATGCTTTGAGTGACAACTTTTTACCATTAAATCGAACAACGTACATAATTATCCTTTCGGTTATGTTTACAGAACTTCATCAAGTGCTTCTTCAGTCGCTTGGCCTTCTTCATAAGCAACCAAAGAATCAATCACCAACTTAGTCGCAGACGGGGAAATGCCTTTCTTGTTTTTCCACGCCCACTCGTAAGTACCAACTACAGCCGTAGCCGTAGATCCGTTACCGACAGGCGTAGCCTCAAGGCTATTCCCACTGGCATCGAATACTTTAATAGGCACTGTGCTTTTGCAAGTAATGAAGAAGCCTTTCTCTGGCTTGTCTTCACGCTTGCGAACCTCAATGCCAAGACCCTCAAGAGCCTTCACTGCGTTATCAGACAGATTGCATAAATCTACCTGATACTTAGTGGACATCTCGTTAGGTTTGTTGTGAAAGCACCACATGATTGTGGCTTTAACCTTCACTGGTTTTGCTAGGTCGTTCATTTAATTATCTCCTTTAAGGTTAATGAACACTGGTTTCGTCCTGCTTGCTTTGTGCTTGAACCACCATCATAGCAGCAGTTTCCAAAATGTCAAGTATTTCGTCATAGTCCTCTGCTAAATCCTTAGAGTATGCCAAGTGTACCTGACCGTCTACAACAGCAATCATGATTGCTGAATCTGGTTCCTCAAATTCTTCTAGTGCGTCTGACACCAATTATCCCCTATCTTAAACTCCCCATCAAGGGGACACCGCATCTTCAATAGTACACCAGCCTTGCGTATGCTGTCAACTGCTAATTCCCCTACTCTTTGTGCGTGTTCTGCTTTGGCCTCTATCTGAAATTCATCGTGCACATTAGCAACGAAGTGTGCATCTAACTTGTTCCGTCTAAGTTCACTGTCAAGCAAGACCAGGGCCTTCTTCATCACTATCGCACCAGCACTCTGCAATAGCGTGTTAAGTGCTGCGTGTGCGGAACGGATATGTAATTTCCTACCGTCCAGACCTGGTAGCGTGCCTTGTACCGATAACTGGTCAACCTTGTCTCGAAGTCTTTTGAGGCTCGGAGTGTTCCGAAGAAAATTATCGATGAGTTTCTGACCATGCGCCGCTGAACCACCAACAATCTTCCCGATCTTGGCGGCACCGGCCCCGTATAGTAGAGCGTAAATGAATGTCTTGGCTTGCGCCCTAGTTTCAAGACCTGCCGCAGTCTGGTTTTTGGTGTGGATGTCACCTTCAACGATTTCTCTAGCATAGTTCTCATCCTTCATATAGTGTGCCAACATCCGCAACTCCAGTGACGCAGCATCGACACCAACCAATTTGTAGCCCTCTGACACCGTGAACAACTCTCTGCAGTCGGCGCCATACTCTGAGCCTACCGATGGCACCTGAGCCATATTAGGACTGTGGTGAGTCATTCTTCCCGTGACTGCTCCGTTGGTGATGACCTTACCATGAACCCTGTGCTCGTCAGATACACTTTCAATCCAGGATTCAACCATAGCCACCCTTTTCTGAATGAGTAAGTATTCGGCAATGGCTTTTGCTTCTGGTATATCAACTCCTGCAAGAGTAGATTCATCGACTATCACTTGACCTTTCTCTGTTTTCTTGGCTGGCTTCCAGCCTTTTTCGATGAGCCTCTTGGCGATTTGCTGCCTTGAGCCTGGGTTAAAGACTTCGACATGATCCTTGAGTCTCTTTCCTGTTTTTTCACTAATTCGCTCGGTAACGATTGCCGGAAAGATGCCATGTAAGGATGCCTCAATTGAAGCCATCTTATCTTTAAGGCTTGCCAAAAGCACCATACCTTTAGGCAGATCAAATCTAAAACCTCTGCGCTCTTGTCTAGCAATGATGATTGCGACTTGGTGCTCAAGTTCGATGCTTTCTTCTGAGAAACCATATTGCTCTTGCTCCTTTAATAACGCATTGTACACTTTTTCCAACACTTCGACATCACGGATGCAGTATTCTTCCATCTCTGCCGTGTAGCCAGCATCGAAGTCTTGGAAGTCAATCTTTTCTGTTCCCAGTCTTGTTCCCCACGCTGCGAGGCTGTGACCGTTTTCTCGGCTTGGATTCATCAGCCTTGACATGACTAGGGTATCTACGCACATCGATGCTTTGATCTTCGTATTCCATAGCCTGTTCAAGATCGGGTAATCGAAGAAGATTCCGTTGTGTGCCACCAGTAACGGACTGTCCTCTAATGTTTTTAATAAAGTGTCGGCCTTGCGATGACATTCAACTGCTCCGCTTCTTTGATCCTTTGTTACGCACAGGTGGATCTGGTTGTGATCCGTTGTCGTTTCTATGTCCAAGAACACTACCCGCCTCTGACCATCGGTTTTCATCTTCTGCCTTTTTCAGAATAGTACCGTCATCCATCAATACATACATCGTCATTACACCACTCTTATTGAGCACTGTCGAGACACTAACGGGGTTCAAGTTCTTTCTCCACAAGTCGAGCAAACTGAATAATCTTCTTGTCGCCAGAGATGGCATAGCCAGCAACAAAGACCTTTGATGCGCCAGTTTCCTTTGCCAACTCAAGGATGCGCTCGTCTGTCAATTCTGTTGGCCTCGTCAGACCAGCCACATATTCATCAAGTTGTTCTTTTGTTTTGATGTAATCCAGCGGATTAAATTCTTCGTAGCCCTCTAATTTTACATCATAGGGGACACCACTAACCTTCGGCATAAGACCTCCACAAAGCAAAGATAATAACAAATAAAAGAAATAGAACGAAGATGGCTGCACTTTGTGCGTGCAGATGTGCTAATTGCTCAACCCAATAAGTTTTCATGTGCTCACCTTAGTAGCAAGATAGATCCCGGCGTTACCGATAGAGTATCCGATAAAAGCAATACCGAGACCAATGTTACCACGCCAAAGTAAATCAGCAGCCACCACCGCATAAACAACTCCTATGATCGCTATGAGCGTAGCACTCATGCGGCCTTTTTCAGTGTTTCGATAGACTTCTCAAGTGTCTTGACAACTAGGTCACGCTGTTGCTCGTACAGTTTGTCAAAGCCTTTTGAAGAAGACCGAATATCAATAAACTCTTTGACGATGTCTTTCATCGAAAACTTCTGATTGACGATGGGGTCATCACCGTTGCCTAAAAAGATTGAACACTCCAGATAACCATCGTCATCAAAGCCGATGTAGTTATCCAATTTTAGTTTCACTTCCGACTGTTTCATAAAACTCTCCAATGTTGATTAATGTTTTTCTTGCCTGCTCACGGATTTCCTGAGTCACTGCCCATCCAAAGTATTCAGGATGCAGCAGTTCTCTCAGAAACTTTACACAGACCTTGACTCGTGCCTCTTCATCGTCACGCTGCTCTGTCAAAGTCCGAATCTCTTCATGCAACTGATCAATCTCTTTGTCTTTCTCTTCAAGATATACATTGACCTTTGCTGATGACCAATTCTCAATCATTTCAATCCCCTGATTATCGATGCCACGAATGCGATTATACCGATGATTACTGGTGATGTCATTATCTTTCCTTTGTCTTAGTTCACGAAGTTCACCCTCATAGGCTTCGACTTCTAGGTTCATAGTGAGGCCTCATTTATCTCAGTCATACGACCAGTGTACTTATCATAGAGCACGGCACAGGCTTTACCAGTCTCGCCACTGTAACGATTCTTGATAACCCTGACCCTGGTGGTGTTCCTCTCAATCGGATCTTCATGCTGTGCTGCTCTCTCCAATCCTAGCACCATATCTGCCAATTGTCCAATGCTACCAGATCCTCGCAATTGATTCAAGGATGTTGCTGCGCCTTCCTCATGGCCTTTACCGTCCGGCCTTTTCAGGTGAGACACAACAAACAGGGACACACCAGTCTCTTGCACGATCATCCGCAGTTTAGTCATGATCTCATCCAGTGCCTTGCGTTCATCAGAGTGATCCTGAGCAGAAACCACAATGCTCACATGGTCTAAGAGAATATAACGGCAATTAAGCCCACGAGCAAAGTAGCGAACCCGATTGATAATGTTATCGATAGCAGTGCTACCAAAGCAATCATAAAAATAGAGTCTATCAGATCCGAGTGTTTTGTCAAATGCTTCTCTCTTTTCTCTATCATCTGCTTCCACCTCCGATAAGTGTAACGGCTTATTGATCGCCAGCGACATTAGAGACAGTGCAGTTCTCTTCACTGACTCTTCCAAGAACATGATGCCGATGTTGTCCTGAGTCTCGCACAACAACTGCCAGATAATCTCTCGCATAAACTGTGACTTGCCAAGACCAGAGCCAGCAGTGACCACCACCAATTCTTGCTGCCTGATACCACCAGTGACGCTATTTAGGCCACCATACGGATAGTGTGCCTGCGCCTTCGGTAGCGGCTCCATCACCAGTTCAAACAGGTCAGCACCGGCGATAATACCATCAGGCACAAACTGCTCTGCTGCCCACCAGACCTTCACAAAGTCAGCAGACTTGTTATCACCAAGATAGTCGCAGGCATCTTTGTAGCCTTGGCCCATCTTGACGATCTTGACCTTGCTGCCGAACAACTCAGCCACACCGGCTGCGGCCTCTCTGCCTGGATCATCAGCATCAAAGGCTAGCACAATAGTCTCAAAACTGTCAAGCCATTCATATTGCGCCTGACAGTCCTTGACTGCACTCTGAGCACCGTTCTTGATGCTAACCACAGGATACTTAGAACCCATCATCTGATAAGCCGCTAGCGCATCAAGTTCGCCTTCGACAATAGTCACAAACTTACCACCTTTGTTCCACATCGCTTGTCCGAACAAGACTGCATCCTTGATATTGCCTTGTGACCTAAATGACTTGTCAGTCACTACTCTGATCTTGTGTGCGATGTCTTTGCCACTGGCATCAGTGTAAGGA